TTTCTTGCACGAGTCTTTTGTCCAAATACTACAAGTCCTGCACCACTAATGAATGTGATTGGATTAATTGCATTTGAATAAAGTGTATCACGCTGTCCAGTGTTTAATGCTACTGACTTAAATTCGCCTGTGCTAGTAATATAACCTGAACTTGTAGCATTACTTACACCACCACGTCGTGTTCCTGCTGGTGCAAACCAAGGGAAAGCAACCTGATCGTTTAGTATGATAGTACGTAGTGCCATATGACTTGCTGGAACAACAATGTTATTTCCTGCGTTATCACTTGTAAAGCCTGAACCATAATACATAGCCATGTACTCGTCGTAGCTAACTGCGCCATTGTCGTTATCTTCTAGTGCTAGTTTAACGTTAGTTGCCCATTCATTTAATGAAGTTGCATCTGGTGTTAAACGGAATGGTGTATCACCAACAACAAACCCAGTTAAGCGTCTATCATAGTTTAGTGTGATCATTTCACCAATTAGCTCTGGATAACCTGGAGCAGCTAACAAGTTAAACTGACGACTTTCTTCGTCACGTATTTCTTGGTTGCTATTAACAAGTGCTTGTAGTGCTTGTACAACACTCTTACGCTGTGCATGACGTCCGAAGCTGCCTGAACCGTCTTCTTGATTACCTGAATCAGTAACCCAACGATGTGGGTAGTAAGCTGCCATCGAAGCACCTGCATCAACACCGCCTTGGCGAATGTTTTTAGCAGTTACGTCTACGTAAGTGCGCTCAAAACGCTTAACGTTAAATCCACTCTTACGCAAGTTCCATAACAACATACCTTTTGGATATAATGCTGGATCCGGAGCATCAGTGTCTACAAAGTCACTTATAAGCAATTCTGCAATAGTTGCAATTGGTGCATCTGTTGCTGTTCCGCCATCGTTGCCTTGACGTGCATCTGCAAATAGTACACCATTTTCTGTAGTTTGGTCTGCTTTATCAAGTAGTATCCAAGCTGGTGTTGCTAGTGCTGAATTCCATCTGTAAATTGCTGGATAGTTTTCAACGTCTGCTGTACTAATCCAAATATCGCCATTTACAAGTGCAGTTAGATCTGACTGTGTAGTTGGTGCTGTTGCTGCAACTTGTGGACCATCTGGACTAGTGCCAGTGTATGGACTTGAAGGTGTACTTAACCCAGAAGCTCCTACGTAGTTAAGTCCAACAAAGTCGTCACCGTTATGTACTAAAATATCAACTTCATCAGTAACACTGTTGTACCATAATTGCTTGCTTGTTGCTAAACTTAATGGAACTGTTCCTGATGCTGTATATACTAGTGGCTTCCAGTTTGAAGCTACTAAACCAGTTGCATCTGGACTAACATATAAGTTAGCTACTGTTGCTGCTGCAAAACCAAATCCTGCTAGACCATCATCTGTATCAACAAACTTAATCTCTCCGCCTAGTTTATGCTGAATTACAACTTTGTTAGCTGCATCAACTAGTGCTACAATATTAACTAAACCTTTAGCATTAATTGCTGCTGCTAGTAATTCTGAGTCTGCACTCGAGCCAAGTGTTGTAACACTTACTGTTACAGCCGCTGTCATTGCTACTACATTAGCTTTTGATTCTGATACTGTAAAAGTATAAGTAGCTGCTGTAACGCCTGCTGCACCAATAACTGAACCTGTAACAATAGTTGCTCCTGCTGCTGCTCTTGAATAAACTTTATAGTTTCCAATTGGATTAACACTCTCGTTTACATTAACTTTTGCATAAAGTGCGCCAGCTAGTAAGTTTGTGCCATTACCTGTTTTATCAAGTCCAAAAAGTGCGCCTTCTGGAGTAGTATAAATTGGTGTTGTTACAGATGACCATAGCTGTGTAGCTGTGTTGTACTGCTTAACACTTAGTTTTGCTCCGCCATTTGGAGTAGTTGTTTTAATCCAAACACTTCCTGTTGGTGCTGAACTTGTATCTGCTGTTTTAAATGCAGGAACTGCTGTGTGTGCTGCTGCTTCTATTCTAGCCGAACTGTACGTACCTGCAACTAGTCCTAACGCTGCTAACAATGCTGTGCCAGTTCCGTCTGCAAGTGCAATTCTACCATTTGCTGTGCCAGCGCCTGCGCCGTCACTATCACTAGTAGCGTCTGCATAAAATTCAATCGAACCATCAACTTGTGCTGCTGTTACACCTGCAATACCTGCTGCGTTAACAATTGCAACATATTGTGCAACAGTTGTTTCAGCCCCAGTAAATGGAACATCAGTAGTGTTAATAGTAATTGAATGACTGCCTGCACCGTTTGCTGTTAGATCTGGATTTACTGTTGTGCCGCGTGTTGCTGCGTGGCTTGCTTTCCAAGCGTTGCTGCCTACTTCTACCCAAGTACCTGCGTTAGTTGCTCGTTGAGCAGTTGTACCGTAGCCCGGTGTCTTGTAATACAAACGGTTCATTGTGTCGTTTGCGTCAATTGCATAATCGCCAATTGCACCAATTGATGCTTTTGGTACGCCGCCTGCAACGTTACCAACTAAGTCAGTTGTTTCTGTAAGTACTCTTGGAGTTTGAGCTGTAAATGTTTGACCGCCTACAACGTTAACGCCTGCGCCATTCCATTGTAGGATACCGTAGTTACTAGTCGAAGTATCAAACCAATATGCGCCATTAGCTGGTGCGCCGCCTGGTGCTGTTGCACTTGCAGTAAGTTCTGATGTGTCTAGGTCTGCACGAACAACATATGCACGATTCGAAACGCCTAATGCAGAATAAGCAGTTTGTAAACCGTATTCATTAAGCTCTCCGCCGTGGATCATATTGCCGTTGCTGTCACTGTAAAATAACGGATCGCCAAATGTCTCACCAAGCTCGCGCTGACTAGTGATCAAATATGGTTTGCCCGCATTTGCTTTTATTGTACCTGTTGCTGTTCCTGTGCCACTACTTTTAGTTTTATTACTAGCTGTAGCAACAAAGATCATAGGTACCGTTCCAGCGGCTGCTGGTGTATAGAAGCTTTCGTCGATTACGTTGACTTCTACGCCTGGTGATACTAATGCCATGTTGTTTCTCCTGTTGGATGTTAGTGTTCTCTATACAGTATTTATTACATTCGGAATAAAACACCTATCGAATGCCTACGAAAAAGGTATCGAAAAGGTGAGCTAAATACAGTATGAGACCTTTATGCACATGTGGCCAACGTCCAGCAGCAATAAACTATAAAAAGAATAATAAAACTTACTATCGCAGACTATGTGAAACGTGTTTACGAAATGGTGTGGGACACGGGATACCGATTTGGAAACAGCGCGGCTATGAAAAGAAAAGTGTTTGTGAAAAGTGTAGTTTTAAGTCAAAGCATGAAGAACAGTTTAATGTGTTTCATATCGACGGTGATTTAAAGAATTGTCGTCCTAATAATTTAAAGACAATATGTGCCAACTGCCAGCGCATTACTCAAAAAGAAGGCATACGCTGGAAACAGGGAGATTTAACTCCTGACTTCTAAATAACTCATTAACTGGTCTAAATTAAACTTTAACTCTTCTAATGTGCCGTTATTGTCAATTGTAAAATTAGACATCCATTGCTCTAAGCTCATCGAGTCAGTAGATTCAGCTTCTAGATGTATACTGCGATCAACCCAAATACAGTAATCAAATACGCCAGTGTTCTGCATTGCAAAGAATTCACGTTTGTTGCGTAGCCCACAATAAATATCGTAAGCTTCAAACATCTCTCTGCCTAGAGTCGCTGCATCAGGAACATTATAATCACAAATAGCATTATACCATTCTGCTCTGTGATTATGCCTGTCAGCATAACACTCTTCCTCATTAACGTATCCATACTTGTCCTTTAGATCATTGTATATAAATTGTAGACTACAAAACTTTGAACTGCTTTCAAAAGTGTATCCGTAATGGTCACGTAGCATTTCACACACAGTATCTTTACCATGTCGTCCATGACCTATTACTAATAACTTGGGTTTGTTCATCTAAATCTCCTAATGTTTAAATATATTATACATTAAAAATTATGCGATGTCAACCGTTAATCGTAGTGTCCGCCTAGTACAGCAACAGTTGCTACTTCTTCATCTAATATTTCTGCTTCTCTTATTTTGTATGCTGCTTCGAATCCACGTTCGTATATATCTAAGCATTGAGACTCGTTATTCCACAGTCGTTTAAAGTAACTAGTATAATAGCTTTCAACAGTTTCATCGGATTCTTGTTTTGGAATTAGGTGACCTTTAACTAACCAAAAGTATCTGTTAGCTTCTTTTCTTACATACGGTGAACACATTAGCTTCTCCTACTGTACTTGTATTTACAACAAGAGTAGAATGTTAGCGTAAACTTTGGTAGTTTTTAGCCGATTGTAAAGCCGTAGCCTACGCCACCGGCGACTGCCATTGATACTTCAACTTCTAGTTTTTCCATCTCAGTCTGTGCTTCTGCTTTTAGCGTGTCGCCATTAAGCGTTGAGCCGCCTTGTGGACCTGCAATTGTAGCAAACTTTGAACGTGCTTCGCCTAACATATACTTACAACTAGCTAATGTATAATCTTTAATCCATTGTACTGCTAGATAGTCATTTAGCAATTCGCTGTCGGGGCGATAGTTATAGCAGTAAAGTAATAGTTCTTCTTCTGCTCTAGGACGCTGTAGTAGTGTAAGTCTTTTACTTGTATTATTCCACTTAAATTCAATAAAGCTACCAAACATTCTGCCCACTAGTTCTTGGTGTTGTGCAAACATATCGTATGTTGCTAGTCCACCTAGCTTTGAGCCAGACAACAAATATGTATTTGTGTATGCAGCATTAAACGGTTCAAATACACTGCCACTCGATCCGCTGCCTGCACGTGAGCCAATACTACTGCGATACATTTTACGAACTTCCATTACTTCATTTGGTAATACATAATCGTTTTGATCTATAACAGTTGTTAAAAACATATAGCTTTCTTCAACTGCATGGTCACTTCGCATTCTATAACGTGTTAATGCTTTTGTTAAGCCAGTTTGATAATGTATAGGATCAAGTTCAACATCAACCATGCCTCCACCGAGGAATGTGTTAACATAATCGTATACTTCTTGTTTCTGTGTCGCTAATGTCATTATGAAGTTCTCCATTAGTATTTATCGTTCACGATAAATATGTATAACAATAGGAGAATGGTTATCCCTCGCTTATCACTATACAAACCGGAACGCGGTAATGATTATTATTTCTTGGACAAGCAAATCCTGGAAATGTTTACTATCGGCGGAACTGATATTAACATTCATAAGTTTCTCGGTGCAGAAAATCCTGATGTAGGTTCAGGCACTGCTGATCAACCTACATACGATGCTGTAAAAGAAACTAATATACAAGACTTACTATTTTTAGAAAATAGAGATAGGAAGTATGATCCAGACGTATATAGTATGCGTGGCATTTACAACGTTCAAGACATTGACTTTGATTTATCACAGTTTGGATTGTTCCTAAGTAATGATACACTGATGTTAACCATTCATATGAATAGCAGTGTTAAAACATTAGGCAGAAAGATCATGAGTGGCGATGTAATTGAATTGCCGCACCTAAAAGATGAATATGCTCTTAATGATTATAAAGTTGCACTTAAACGCTTTTACGTTGTGGAAGATGTTAATCGTGCAGCAGAAGGATTTAGTCAAACTTGGTTTCCACACTTATATCGCTTAAAATTAAAGCAAATATACGATGGACAAGAATACAGCGAAATATTAGACTTACCAGCAGAAGAAGGTAGCAACGACACATTACGTGATATGCTTTCAACCTATGAAAAAGAAATGCAAATTTCTAATGCTGTAGTTGCACAAGCAGAAGCAGATGCTCCTAAGAGTGGATATGATATAAACCATTATTACTCTATTGCTACAAATGATGATGGTAGTATTGCATTGCAATCGGTAGACGATACTGATATAGATGTAAGTAATTTATTAGGGGTCGATGCAGTTAGTGCCAAGCCTGACAGAGCTGGTTATTCAGGATACTTAGTAGGCACAGGCGATATAGCACCTAATGGCGCCCCGTTTGGATTCGGAATACAATTTCCAACTAATAATGAAGACGGTGACTTTTTTCTACGCACAGACTTTTTGCCAAATAGAATGTTCCGTTATGACGGCTCACGTTGGGTTAAAGTACAAGACGATATTAGAATGTCACTAAGTAATACACTTGAGAGACAAACACAGAAATCTAGCTTTATTAACAATACTAAAACTAGTACCATCGATGGCGAAACAGTCACTGAAAGACAAAGTCTTTCTAAAGCACTTAAACCAAGAGCGGATAATACATAATGCAACATTTTTATGATGGACAAGTAAGAAGATACCTTACGCAGATGATGCGTATTTTAGCAAACTTTCCTGTACAAGACGGAAAAGGTGTGCAGAAAGAAGTGCCTGTTACTTATGGTGATTTAACTCGCCAAGTAGCAAACATTATTAGAGATAACTCAGAAAACAAGTTGCCTAGTGCGCCTCGTATTGCTGTTTACTTAACAGGATTAGAGTTAGACAAAGACAGATTAACTGACTCAACATATACACGTAAAACTAATATTAGAGAACGTGCATACGATACAGATGCCGGAGAGTATTTAAATACCCAAGGCAAGAACTATACAGTTGAACGGTTAATTCCTACTCCGTATATGATGCGATTAAATGCAGACATATGGACATCAAACACTGATCAGAAATTACAGTTGTTAGAGCAAATACTTGTATTGTTTAATCCAAGTTTAGAAATGCAAACTACTGATAACTTTATTGATTGGACTAGTATTAGTGTTGTTAATTTAGAAAACGTAACATGGTCTAGCAGAAGTGTTCCTGTTGGTATTGATAGTGAAATAGATATTTGTACAATTACATTTAGTATTCCTATATATATTAGTCCGCCTACTAAAGTGCGCAAGATGGGTGTTATTACAAATATTATTACAAGTATGTTTGACGAAACTTTAGGAACAATCGAAGGCGGTGTAAGCAAGCCTGTACTAAATGCATACGATGATGTGCCAAGGGCAGGAGTTGCCGAAGGTGATTTTGGCAGAGTAGCGCAATCTGATACGGCAAAACAAATGGCAAATGTTAATTACGCTACATGGGGTGCATTTGTTGATGGAAATTCTGTACAATTGTTCTCAAATGGAATAGTTGGTAATAAAAATTGGAGAGAAATCTTCGAAGCACTTCCAGGTATGTATGCAGCCGATGTAAGTCGTGTATACTTTACTAGCCAAGACAATGCAAGCACGGTTACAGGCACGTTTACACTAAGTCCGTTTGATGAAGGCAAGATATTATTGAACTGGGATTCTGACAGTTTTCCAAGCGACACTGTAATAGTAGGCAGGACTAGCATTGACTATATTATTGATCCAACTAATTACAACCCTAGTGCAATTAAAACAAGTGGAGTACGCTTATTACTATTAAATGACGTCGGAGATGCTACTGCTACTCAATCACCAGTTGCGTGGCAAAACACAGATACAAGTGCAACAGTTGCAAGTGCAAATGATATTATTGAATGGAACGGTACTAAATGGAATATTGTGTTTGATGCAAGTGCTGCAACAGCAGTTACATACACTACTAATTTAAATACAAGTGTGCAATATAGGTTTAATAATAACGAATGGTTATTAAGTATTGATGGCGATTATCCAGTTGGAACATGGCGAGTTGAACTAGCAGGCTAATTATATGTATGAACAATATGATTATTTGCAGTGGAGCACTGTTTTACACCTTAGATACAAATAGATTTTTATTCCTTCACAGAGCGCAAGGTAAGCGTAATAATCTGTGGGGACTTGTCGGCGGCACTAACGAAGGTGCCGAAACTCCGTGGGAAGGGTTACAGCGAGAAATCCAAGAAGAAATCGGCCAACTTCCTGATATTAAAAAGACACTTCCTTTAGAAAGCTTTATATCCCCTGATAGTAAATTTTATTTCCATACTTATTTGTGTGTAGTACAAGAAGAATTTATTCCTAAACTTAATATCGAACACAATGGTTATGCATGGTGTAGTTTTACTAAATGGCCAAAACCATTACATCACGGATTGCGCAACACACTTCAAAGTAAAGTTAACTTAACTAAATTAGAAACTGTTTTCCAAACAATTAATTTACTTGACAAATAACCTAAAAGATAGTATAATAACATTATGAAAGTATTAGTTCTCGGCGATGTAATAATCGACAAATATATCTATGGAACTTCAGAACGATTAAGTCCT